CATATCGATCTGCTGATAGAAAGATCATTGTTGCGGCAGACATACAAGCGCCTTCTGCTGATGCAACTACCATGCCCTTACATTCGGCAATGGCACGAAGAAATTGAATTGTGGTAAACAAATCACCGCCTGGTGAATTGATATTAAACTTAATGATATCTGTTTCTTGTGCATGACGAATTGCATCGAATGCACTAATGTATGTTTCTGGTGGTCCTATTTCACCAGATAGATAAATTGTAATTAAACTACCGATCGGCTTTGCGTCAATCGCTTTATTATCAGTAGAAACTTTTTCATCGTTGACCATTCTTACCATTCAAATTCTCCAATGTTTTAGTTTTCATAAAGCCGTACTTACATATGTAGTATGCATCAATGATATCTGAAGATGGATTCCATTGTTTCTCCGTTTGATTTAGTTCTTCCTTTAAACGAATGGTATTCTCTTCTTCAAACACTTCTTGCATTTTTTCTTTGTTTGCATTACCCTTACCAGTCGCAAACTTCTTAATAACTGTTGGTGGTACTGTTTGGTATTGAACTTGAAACTGAAAAAATCTATATTTCAGCACTCCAGTATTTTCGGCAATGTGAAACACTCTGCCCTTTGAACCTAGTGAATAGTCTTCAATGAAAACTGCCACACCAGGTTCTCTTTCTAAAATTCGGTCTAAGAAAAAACTTGAGATCACTTCATAACGATGCATGTCGCTTTGATAGTCAAAGTAATGCCCTTGAACATTTTTAAATGATACTTCATATTTTTTTGATTGTGTCAAGTAATGAACATGACAATTGTTGAAATTGAATTCGCCAGCAGAATCATCAAACATGCAAACTGCTGGCGAGGTCATTGAATAATCAATGCCAAAGTAAGTCATCAGAAATACTTTCTGAGTACCTCCAGTTTATCGTGGTAGTTTGAGATTTCTTCTAGTTCTTTCTCAATTGTTCCCATGATATCTGGATGCTCTGCAACACCAACACCCTTGTCTAGTAATATTTCAACATTGACAATGTGTTTAGTAATGTGTGCTTCTAGATATTGTTCTAATGCATGTTTAATTTTATCTTTCATCTTTATCTTCTCCCCAATCCCAATCTGGTTCTTCTTCAATATCATCGTAAGAATCAGATTCAATAATATTTGATTCGTCTAACTCCGAACCACAAACTGAACAAAATTTAATTTTCTTTTTGTCGAATACTTGCACCTCATGATCTGAACCGCAAGATTCGCAATATACTTGGTATGTAGTCATTCAACCTCCTTAATTGCACCAACTTGTTTTTGCCTCTCCATAATATTCTCTAGCAAAACCTTTTTCAATTAGCATGTTGCGTAGACTTTTACCATCTAAAACAATGTCACCCAACACACGACCACCATACTTATCCCATGACATAAGATATATTTGTCTTTGTTGCGATGCGGCGATTGCTTGCTTTGTGAATTCAGTAGCGGCTTTACCTCTTGCATCTTCTTGTGGGCATTGCGCTCTGTGACCTTTCTCTGGTGTATCTACACCAAACACTCGCAAAGACAATTCTTTCTTAAGTGGATCAGGCAACCAGTTTGCTTGAAAGGCAACTGTGTCACCATCAATCACTCTGGTCAATGTTGCGTTATAAAGAACACCATCTTTTTGCTTTTGTGCAAACGCTGGTGTGGCTAAGAATACTGCGAGTAATGCGTAAACTATAGTTTTCATTCTTTGTTCCCAAATAGTTGTAGTATGCTTATAAAAATGTTGATGAAGTTAATATACAAACTTAACGCACCAAACCATTGCGTTTTGCGAATTTCATCTTGATTAGAACTCCAAAACATATCACGAATACGATTCATGTCATATGCAGTCAAACCTAAAAATATAACAATGGCTAAAACATTCAATGTCATTTGAAGTGCGGTTGATGCAATAAAAATATTTACAATGCTTGCAACAATCAGACCAATGACACCTGCAAAGAGAAAGGGACCAAAGCCAGACAAATCTTTCTTTGTAAAGTATCCATAAAATGCTAGTGCGCCAAAAGATACTGTGGTTCCTACCAATGCAAGAACAATACTTGCGGTTGTAAATGCATAAAAGAAAAGACTAAGGCTAAGCCCCATGACAGATGCAAATGCAAAGAACCAAAATTTAATTGTTTCTTCACTCATCGATTCACCTTTCCATGCAATAAACAAACTCATTGCAAGTGGTGCAAAGATAATAACATAACCAAATATACCACCAAACATAAATGGCGCAAGAGGTGACGCCAATGCCGCAATTAACATTGTCAAAAAGATTGCACCAGTCATTCTACCCAAGACACCTGCAACTGCGGTGTTTAAACTTTGTGCCGCACTTAGTGTTGTATTCATTTCAAATCTCCTTTATTAAGTTTTCCAATAATTAACGCCATCGGGATAAGTAGAATCAAGAATTTCTTCAACAAACTCTTCTTCTTCTTTAATTCTTTCTTCTAATACTTGAATTGCAGTAATAATATGTCCAGTATCATGCTCTTGTATTCTAGACTTAAGAATTTCTACTTCATGTTTCAAATGAGATAGATGTGTGGTTGTCATATTTTTTCTCCTTAATTTTCCTGGAAACGGATATACAGTAGGCATACTCTTAAGCCGCCTTGCCCCAAACATCTTCCCATTTTCCAGACAATGCACCTTTTGCATAATCTGTAGCACGATTCTCAAAGAAGTTTGTGTGAGTTGGTGCGTTAATCATTTCTTCTACCCATGGCAATGGATTCTTTTTGCGTTTGAAGATACCTTTCATACCGAGCGAAATCAATCTACGATCTGCAATGTAGCGAATGTATTCTTTCACATCTTCTGCTTTTAGATTTTCCATTTCACCCATTTCAAATGCGAGGTCAATAAACTTATCTTCAAGTTCTACCATTCTTGTAGCAATGGTATAAATCTTTGATTTGAGATCATCGTTCCAAATCTCACGATTTTCTTCTATGTATGTGCGAAATAATTTGATCATTGATTCTGCATGTTGAGTTTCGTCTACAATTGACCAAGTGACAATTTGCCCCATGCCACGCATCTTACCATGTCTTGGAAAGTTTAATAGCATGATGAATGAAGAGAACAACTGCATACCCTCTGTGAATGCTGAGAAAGCGGCAATGTGCATTGCGGTGTTTTCTTTTGTTGTATTCTGTGATGAGAGGTCTAGAATGTAATCATGCTTTTCTTTCATCTGTTCGTATTCCATAAACTCATTGTATGTGCTTTCAGGCATACCAAGAGTTTCAATCAAGTGTGAGTATGCGGCAATGTGCAATGCTTCTCTAGCGGCAAAGCCACAAAGCATCATGCGTATTTCTGGTTGTGGAAAGTATGGTAGATAATTCTTTACATAGCCACCAGCAACATCAATGTCACCTTGTGTAAAGAAACGAAAAATGTGAGTAAGGAATTTCTTTTCATTTTCTTTCAAACGATTCTTCCAATCTTTTACATCTTCAAGCATCGGCACTTCGGTGTGCAACCAGTGGGATTGTTCATGCTTTAACCATGCCTCATATGCCCATGGATAATTGAAAGGTTTAAAGTATGATCTATCTTCAGATAGATTTAAATCTCTTTTGTTTGTAACCATTTTTCTAGATTCCTATTCGATACGATTAAATATTTTTTGTTTGGAAATTTTTGTTTGATGTGGTCTAATATATCTTCAATCTGTCTTGATTGTACAATGAAGTCATTGTCTTTCCAAGCATAGTATGTATTTTCAATTTCTTCGATTTTAATGTTGATTCTGTCTGTTTCTTTTGATTTGTCATCCGCATCTTCAACTGTAAAATTATTTTTTATGAAGAGTGCGATAGTAATGCCGATGATGAGAAAAATTAAATCCCAAATGTTATTCATACATCACCGTATTAGAATCACCAAGTGCCCACTTGGCATTGTGTTCAACAACATATTTTTTAGTGCAAACTCTAAAGTCTGGAAACAACAACTCTTTAGGATTGCTTGACGGGTCTAAGAAAATTGTACGATTGTTTGGTTGTGCGGCATACTGACCATTGTCGAGTTCAATAAAGTTAAATGACTTATGATCCATTGGTTCTTCAGCAAAACCTGTTGGTGTTATGTTAGGGTCTGCATTTGCATGGTCAATCGTAAACATATATTTACCTTCATACCAATTCTTATCTTTCGCATAGAATTTACAACTTAGATTTTGTAAAAATGATTTACGAATTACTGTAATGTCATATCCCATAGAATCCCAAATTTGCAAATAGTTCAAAGGCAAAAACTCTTCAGGTTTCAAATCATGATTGCGAGATACAAATGCTGAGATAGGAAACTTATCATACAATGCACCATAGTTAGGTAGATATGCTTCAATGCGTAGTGCTTGCCCTTGAATAGACTTTGCAGTTACCCAATAACATGGTTCATATTCTCCATGACCTTTTTCAAAGTCATAGAGAAATTCTTTACGAATGTAACAGTAGACTGTTGGTATGTTGCAAACTAGAAACATTTTTTTTCTTCCTATTCTTTAACTTCGTTTTCATCAAAGTTGGCGCAGTATTCACTATAGTCTACAAACAATTCTTCGCCAATTTGAATATCTCTTACCGCAATTAAACACCCTTGCTCACTATTTAAGTTTGGTGTATAACTATGATTCATAAAATTACTTAAGTCACCTGAAGAATAGTAAAAACCTTCTTCACCTTTTTCAATCCATCCATACTTAATAAAGTATTCTTTTTGTGCATCATTCAAATCAAAGAATTGCAATAATGAAATTTTTGTGTCAATGCCTTCAACAAATTTCCATGCGATGCTATCTTTAGGTATAAATTCTTTTGCAAACAAACCTAATCCCATCTTTAGGTTTGTTGCAGTTTTGACTTCTACTCTGTATCTAAACACCAAAAGAAGAACCACATCCACAATGTGATTTTGCATTTGGATTAGTAATTACAAATGAAGAACCTTGTAATTTATCTGTCTTATAATCAATTGTTGCACCATCAAAGTATTGCATACTCATAGCATCAACAATTAAATTTTCAATTACAAAATCATCTTCATTCTTATCGTCTTCCGTTGTAAAACCATACTGAAATCCACTACACCCGCCTCCTTGAATAAAGGCTCTTACATATTTTGAATTTTCACCCAAAAGAATTTCATTAATTTGTGTATGAGCATTCTGCGTTATTGTTAACATATTTGTCCTTATAGTCTTTAATGGCCGCTTTGATTGCATCTTCTGCTAAAATAGAGCAATGAATTTTAACTGGAGGAAGAGCGAGTTCATTTGCAATTGATGTATTTGTGATCGTTGAAGCCTCATCAAGACTTTTTCCTTTTACCCATTCAGTAACCAATGAACTACTTGCAATGGCACTACCACAACCATAAGTCTTAAATTTAGCATCTTCAATTATTCCATCTTCATTTACTTTAATCTGTAGTTTCATTACATCTCCACAGGCTGGTGCTCCAACCATTCCTGTGCCTACTCTTTTTATTTCTTTAGCAAAAGAACCTACATTTCTTGGGTTCTCATAATGGTCAAGAACTTTTTCTGAATATGCCATATATTCTCCTTATAATTAGCCTTCACAAGCCAAACAGGTGTCACCTTCGACAATTGCTTTCATGTCGAGTTCTTTGATGACTTCTCTTTCAATACGCTTCGCCACTTTATCTGCCTTACCAATCTTTTCAGAACGGCAATAGTAAAGTGTCTTAAGACCATTTTTCCAAGCCATGAAATGAATGGCATGAAGATACTTGATATTAACATCTGGTCGAAAGAATAAATTGAGTGATTGTGCTTGATCGATATACTGTTGGCGATCTGCGGCATGTTGCACTACCCATCGTTGATCAATCTCCATAGAAGTTTTGAATACATCTTTGTTCCAATCATCCATCCACTCTAGATGTTGTACTGAACCATCGTTAGCAATGATGCTTGACCAGATTTCTTCATACCAACCTTCTTTATGATTTTTTGATTCTTTGCAAATAACTTCATCAAGATATCTATTCTTATTTAATGATGAACCTGATAAGGTATCTTGTCGATAAGCGTTTGCACGAAATGGTTCAATGCTAGGGCTGGTATTACCCATAATAATACTACTAGAGGCATTGGGCGCAACAGCCACCATGTGAGAAAAGCGCCTACCGGTGCCCATTGTATCAGGTGCTTCACCTCTTTCAGTACCAAGTTGTAAATTTGCATCATCTAATCCTTTTTTAGTGTGCAAGAAAATCTTGTGATTTGCTGAAGTCGCAAGTGCAGATTCCCAAGGAATATTATTCTTTTGTAAATAGGCGTGCCACCCTAATGCACCAATGCCAATGCTTCTTTCTTGAATGGCAGAATACTTCGCTCTTTTAATTGGCGATGGTGCGTTATCAATAAAGTATTGTAACACATTATCTAGCATCTCTGCAACATCTCTAAGGAATAATTTATTTTTCTTCCATTCATCAAAATATTCAAGATTGACGGAAGACAAACAACAAACGGCAGTTCTTTTCTTATCTGTTGGCAGAATGATTTCGCTACAGAGATTACTCTGTTTGATTGATAGCCCTTTGTCTTTTTGAAATTGTGGCATTGCACGATTACTTGTATCGATAAAATGCAAATATGGTTCACCAGTGATCATACGAGTTTCAAGAATGCGTTGCCACAATTCTCTCGCTGAAATAACTTCACGAACAGAACCATCATGTGGATCTTTAAGTTCCCATGAATCATCTGCGTGTACATCAATCATGCATCTCTCAACGATTTGCATAAAGTCATCGGTGATGTTGATGCCGTGATGCAAGTTTAGAGTACGCATGTTTGGATCGCCTGTTGGCTTTCGCATCTCTAAAAACATAAGTATATCAGGATGGGAAATATCCAAGTAAGTAGCATAACTGCCTCTACGAGTTCTACCTTGTCTGTAAGCAAGAGAAGAAGCGTCATAAGTGCGTAGATGAGGCATAACGCCAACGCTTTTATCATCAGCACTACGAATTCCAAGACCAATTCCTACACCTCCTCCGAGCATTGATAGCCAATTTACTTCTGATAGAGTGTCAACCAAACCCTCTGCGCTATCGTCAAGATATGGCAAGAAGCAAGAAATAGGAAGACCACGCTTAGACCTACCAAAACTAAGAATGGGAGTGCTATAAGATAACCAATGCTTACTAGAATAATCGTATAGGCGCTGGGCATGTTCCGGATTGGAACCAAACGATTTCGATACATATGCAAACCTTTCTTGCGGAGAGTTTTCATCTTCTCTCATGTAACTCTCTTTTAATCTTTTGATACCTAATTCATCAAATAGTTCATCTCTACTATAATCGACTATAATTTCAGACATTTAATTTCCTTTTTGTTTTAATTCTTCGTACTTCAATTTCAACCATGCCATATTACTTTTATAATATTCATCAAACGATATAGGTGCTTCTTTATAGTTCATTCTTTCATCACGATTTCGTGAATACATGTCATATGCCCAATTTCTAAATTCGTTGTCATCCATTTTTATTCTCCACAAAGTCTGAGATCATAGGGAACACTTTACTTATAACATCTGCACATGCGTTTGCAATCTCAATGTGTTCTTTCTGTGT